AGAGGACGGCGTTTCGCCCGAACAGATAGGGTTCATGTCTTTCACAAAGAAGGCCGTACAAGAGGCCGTTGAGCGTTCGTGTGGCAAGTTTGGTTTCGACGAGAAACGTCTGCCTTACTTCCGCACCCTGCACTCAATTGGTTTTCGCGGCTTGGGTCTGGTGTCCGGTGACATGCTAGCTAAGGAAGATTGGCGCAAGCTAGGTCATGGCTTGGGTTTGTCTTTTGAAAATGCTGAGGGCGCGGCCCCTGATGACGGCATCCTGATCCCTGCCATTGGCGGTGACGGCGGCAAGTACATTCAGTTGATCGACAGAGCCCGGTACAGAATGATCGAAATGGAGAAGGAGTTTAACGAGTCTGAGGATTGGGATCTATCTTTTCCAAAGATGAAACAGATATCAGCCAGCGTATCTATGTACAAAAGCAAGTTTGGAAAGGCGGATTTCGTTGATCTGATTGAACAGTACATGAATGTGGACCCGCCGTACTTAAAGCTGCTGATTGTAGACGAGGCTCAAGACCTTACTCCCTTGCAGTGGGAGATGGTCGAACACATGAAGGCCAACGCCGAGAATGTGGTGTATGCAGGGGACGATGACCAAGCCATTCACCGATGGACAGGCGTTGACGTTAATCGTTTCATCAATGCGACAGACAACAAGACGATCTTAACACAATCGTACCGATTGCCTCGGTCCGTTTGGTCTTTGTCTCAGCAGATTGTTAAGCGGATCAGCAACCGGATTGAGAAAGAGTTTCTGCCCATGGAAGAGGAAGGCTTGGTTGCCTACCACCTAAGCCGTCACACAATTCCGTACCACAAGGGTTCGTGGACGATCATGGCGCGGACCAATAGTTTTGTTCGTGAGTTTGCAGAGTCTTTAAGAGAAGACGGATACCTGTACAGTATTAAGGGCCGACCTTCTATTCACCCAGATGCAGTAGAAGTAATTACTGCTTGGCGTGACTTGCAAGCAGGTAGTTCCCTGTCGCTGCGCCGCGTTAAGAAGATGTATGCCGGTGTTCCCAAGCAGGGAGATCATGCTGTTGTAAAGCGGGGATCTGCTAGGTTGCTAGACACGGCGGATCCAGAAGCGATGTTGGATTACGAAACCTTGGTGCGTGAGTATGGAATGATTGCCCCGTTAGATACGGACGCAATGGATGTGGCGCGGTTTGGTAGTGAACAGAAGCTATACGTCAGGTCAATTGAAAGACGAGGGGAAGACATCACCCAACCCCCTCGCCTTAAAGTATCAACTTTCCATGCAATGAAGGGAGGAGAAGACGATAATTGCGTAGTGTACCTCGGGATACCAAGAGTGTGCGCTCAAAGCAATCATCCAGATGACGAGCATCGAGCATTCTATGTGGGCATAACACGCGCCCGAAAAGAACTGCACATATTAGACACCGATAAGAGGTATAAGTACCAGCTATGAATAGAGATGATGTAGTAGACAGCGCCTTAGACAAGATCAACGGCGATAGACAGGATGAGTATGGGGATGTGTTGAACTCGTTCACCACTATATCCATTGGATGGGACACAATTGTTAAAGCGGCGCTCGGTAGTCATGGCTGTATAACTCCGATGCATGTTGGTCTGATGATGGATTGGCTGAAGACAAGCCGGTTGTTGGTAGACATAAACCATGCAGATTCGTGGGTTGATAAGGTAGGGTATGCCGCCCTGTCTGCGGAGGTTGCAGATAGATACATGGAGCCGGGAGAGTTGTTGGATATTAGGTGGGGAACTGGGCGAGTTTCCCCCGATGCTCAACCAGAAGAAGATAAAAATGGTAATAACGCCGTTATTTCCCAGAACATTCAACCTAAGAAAGAAAACAGCGACGATTGGGTGCAAGATTTTGCTGAGAGAATGTCCAAGGCGGGGATGACTGACGAGGATGTTGCTGAGTACATCAGTGGCGAGGGCACCGGTACAAACAAGCCAATCACTCGCGCACAGTTAGCCGCGGAACTGGAGCCTGGGCTCAATGCGTTGTTCGGTACGGAGTATGATCCATACGTTGAGCCGAAGACTTGCCAGAAGATCGACGGCCGCAACGGCAAACCTTGTGGGCTCCCGTTAGTTGGCAGACAAAAGAAGTTCTGTAGTAAGCACGTTCCAAAGAGTACCAAAGTAGCAAGGAAAGCCTATGGCGAGAGATCGAAAAGACAAGTCAACGATCAACTATCTTGATCGGCTGGACATCGACCAATTAGATCCTGATTGGAACATACCAACCGAGTTCCCTGATCTGACAGGATACAAGTCTATCGCTGTTGATTTGGAAACAAGCGATCCAAACCTCAAGTCTCTCGGACCCGGTTGGGCCCGAGGGGATGGTTTCATCGTGGGGATTGCTGTAGCCGCGGGGGATTACAAAGGTTACTTCCCCATTCGCCATCAGAACGGACACAACCTAGATCCCAAGATGACCATGAAATGGTTTGCAAAGCAGATGGATACTCCGCGGATCGACAAGATCATGCACAACGCCACCTATGACGCTGGTTGGTTGCAAGCCGAGGGCATCGATATAAAGGGGCGGATCATTGATACTATGATTACCGGCGCTGTTGTGGATGAGAACCGGTTTTCCTACAGCCTAAATAACTTAGGCCGCGATTGGATCGACATGCGTAAGGATGAGAAGGCTCTTCGCGCAGCGGCCCGTGATTGGGGGTTTGATCCTAAGTCTGAGATGTGGCGCCTACCACCCATGTCTGTCGGACCCTACGCTGAACAGGATGCTTTGATGACGCTCAAGCTATGGGAGCGGTTGAAGATAGAGTTAGATAAGCAGGATCTGTGGTCAATATGGGAACTGGAAACAGGGCTCATTCCTCTCATGCTTAAAATGAAAACCAATGGCGTTAGAGTAAACACCGACCAAGCAGAAATAGTGCGGAAAGAATTGAAGGGTCGCATCAAGGGGCTGAAGAAATCTATACGTGATGAGACAGGCGTGGACCTTGAGCCATGGGCCGCGGCCTCTGTGCAGAAGGTGTTTGATTCATTGGGCTTGGAGTACGCCCGAACCGATGCCGGCAATGCTACATTTAACAAGCAGTTTCTAAACATGCACCACCACCCTGTTGCACAGCAGATCGTTAAGCTGCGGGAGTTCGACAAGGCCGACAGTACATTCATCGACACCATCCTGCGCCACTCACACAAAGGCAGGATCCACTGCGAGTTTCACCAACTGCGAAGTGATGACGGCGGCACAGTTACCGGACGTTTCTCATCGTCCAACCCTAACCTCCAGCAAATTCCTGCGAGAGATAAGGAGATTAAGCAGATGATCCGCGGGTTGTTTATCCCCGAGGATGGATGCAAGTGGGGTTCGTTTGATTACTCCAGCCAAGAGCCGCGGTTGCTGGTTCACTTTGCGGCTAGCTTGAGCGACGATCACCGGCATAAGATGGTGGATGGCATTGTTGAGGATTGGAAGACCAAGGATATCGACCTGCACCAGATGGTTGCTGACATCGCCGGCATTGACCGTAAGTCTGCAAAGACCGTGAACCTCGGAATTATGTACGGCATGGGTAAGGCCAAGCTAGCCGACCAGTTGGACATCAGCGTAGCCGAGGCCACTGAACTGCTTAACACGCACCAGAGAAAGGTTCCCTTCGTTAAGGGCCTAGCAGAACTAGCAAGCACTCGCGCCTCTCAGCAGGGCTCTATACGCACTCTACTGGGCCGTAGATGCCGGTTCGATCTGTGGGAGCCTAGAACGTTTGAATACAACAAGCCACTGGTTCTAAAGGACGCACAAGAAAAGTACGGCATGTACCTGCGGAGGGCGTTTACATACAAGGCTCTGAACAAGTTGATCCAAGGATCCGCTGCGGACCAAACCAAGAAGGCTATGGCGGATTGCTATGCCGAGGGATTAGTTCCTATGCTCACGGTCCACGATGAACTATGCTTCTCTGTAGAAAGCCAAGAGCAAGCCTCTAAGATCACCGAGATCATGGAGACAGGCTTATCACACATACTCAAGGTTCCGTCTAAGGTAGACGAGGAACTCAAGGACAACTGGGGAGAGATCGAATGATGGAAGAGAAGATTGATACCGTAGGTTTTAAACAGATGCACCCCATGCAGGTTCAAGCCCTGTTGAAAGTGGTAGAGAGAACCATGCGCCTTGCTGTCTGTTCAGACGATGACGATATCCTTGAGGATGTAACTGAACACGTTAACGATATGATCCAGTTGTTCGGTGGCCTCGGTGTGAAGGTCGATGTTATGGAGTAAGCCGGCGCTGTATCTCTTGGTCCTGCGGGTTAGGTAATAACGTGGGGCCTGGGGGCAGTGTTGGTAAGTTAAGAAACGGATTACGGGAACTTGGAATGTCTAAACTATCAAAGGGGTTAACCGTAGAAGGCAGTGTCGAAGGCGCTTGTGGTAAACTAGGGACAACTTCGGGGTTCTTATCCAAGAGTGGAACGTAAGTACTTTCTTCCGGATCAACGGCAAGCCCTAGACCTTTCCCCTCCTTAAACATTTGTTTAAAAAAGGGTATAGCCTGTTTAAACTCTTCTTTGTTCCCCGCCCTAAATGCTTTTTTACCAGAATCTGGGCTTACCTTAAACGGTTCAAATTTTCCTTTTAGTATTCCACCAACACCACCTACTTTGTTCTCTTTAAATATTTTTTTAATTTGGTTGTTAGTCATACCAAGCATCTTAGCGTCTTCTAAAATTTGATAGTATTCTTTATCAACCCTCATTTTCGCAGCGTTCGCTTTAGAGTATGCGTTTATATAAGTACTGGTGCCTGCGTTGGCATCATCCGTAACCGTGTTAAAGATACGTTTAGCATCTGTTTGCTCCCTCTTCTTCCGAGTTACTGCAAACTTTAAACTTCTCTCTGGATCGAACTCTGAAACAGCGAACCCAGTTAATCTTATAATCTCATCCTCAACTTTTCGTTCTCTTCCCAGTTTATCTTTCTGATCAATAACTCCAAGCGGTCCTAAAACAGCACGGGCAAACCGACTAGGTTCAAACTCACCTGAAGTAACTTGAATGGGTAGTCCCGAAGGAATTACTGTTTCAAACAAATGTTTGAATGACTTTACTCGTTTTTCCCATAGAGGGTCTTGTTGGTTGTAAACTTCGGACCCTGTCGATGTTTTTCCATTACGCTGAGTTACATCAACTAATGCTTCGGTGATCATAGCTGGGGAGAGGAAGGGATCAAAGAACTCTCCAAGACTTGCCTCTACTGCGTTAACCATAATCTCCTCGGGAGACTTATCTAGCTTACCGTCCGTTCCAATCGAGTTGTTAGCTGCGGTAACCATGCTAAACAAAGTGTCGTAAGGGTTGGACGTACTTAAATTAATATATGTTATACGCCCGTCTTCTTCCCGCCTCACGGGAATTAACATAGCATTTTTTTCCCACTCGGCGCCAAAGGATCTTTGGTAGGCTTTCATTTCGTCGCGACTGATCCCACTAACTGCGTATGCCGCCATGGCGGTTGCTTGAGGGACTACGATAGTTGCACTCATGAGCCCCATCAATCGACGTTGCCCTATTGCCCTAATGGTGCCAACGCCTGAGTTCATCTCGTCCAAGGATTGTTTAAGTGTGTTTGCTCCGGTTCGGTATATCTCGTATGGAAATGTTATAAAGTTACCAAGAGGAAGGCGTCTAGCGAATCGTAATGCTAATGGCGCTTTGTTGTAGTTTGGCACCGTGTCTCTAACAATTTGCCCAGCACGATCTTTGATTAACTCATCAACCAAATTTAAATCATCTATTGTTCCGTTTGCGTTAGGAATTCTTCCTTTAAGTGGCATACCGTTTTGAATTGCAGTGGCCTTATCTATCTCAATGTCCGTCATATTTTTGGTTAGGTATTTAATTTTATCTTCTTCGCTTACACCGTTGAGTGCATTGCGTAGTTTGTTTGTTTCAAACTTAAAATTATATGCTTTCCAAACATCGTCCGAACCTTGGTATAACTTTTCTAAACCTTTTAAAGCCTTTCCCCCACCTCGCGCCAACTTATTGTCCGTTACTTTTTGGCTAAGGTTCTTTCCAAGTAGAGCTTCCGCGGCACTTTTAGGTTGAGAGGATGTCTCTAACAGATCACCCTTCCGGATTAAGTCTTGAATTTCCCTAAGCTCAGTGTTCGTACCAAGAACACCTCGCATCGTCATGTCATCTATGTCTTTAGCAAATTGCTCGGCTCCCGAACCAGTGGCGTCATCAAAGACTAGCTTCATTGAGTCATACAAGTTGGCACCGCGACCAATGTTGCCTTGAGACAAAGCAAACATGGAGGATGTAGTAAAGTTCCGGAGTTGAGTGACAGGGGATAAAACTGTTTTGGAATATTGAGATATGCCTTTAGCTTTTAAGAACCCTCCGTAAAGAGTTCTCGCCGCAGTGGCAAATGAGTTATCATCTGAAACAACTAAGTTAGACAAGTCTTTGTGTATTCTACTAGGGACAATCATCCCGTTTAAACTTCCCCAGCCAGAACGATCCAATGCTTCCGTTCCCGCTTGAGACTGAACAGAGCCGCGCAATGTGCTTGGTGCTTTAGCGCCGCCCAGTTCAACAAAGTCACCACTGTCTAGCATATTTCTAAGTTGAGATGCGGAGTACTTTGTAGTTGTCTTTGGGTCTATGAAGAACCGGCCAACACCTTTTTCATCTAATGCCATTTTCTTTACAGACCCAAAGAAATTATCTGTGGCTTTAAACTGAGCAAGGTCTGATATGGTTCCTAGATAAGCCTCTTGGGGGTCATCAACTTCCCCCAACAAGGATCGTAATGTTTTGTCTAAGCTCCGTCTTTCAACAAACATCCCTGTTTGCAAACGATCTTTAGCAACAAAGCCACCTTTGATGCTTCCTTTTTTCCGAGCTTTTAATTGGTATCTTTTTAGGAAAGACTCTTGAGCCAGTTCCGCAGCCTCATCTGAGAAGGTTGGGGATCTAACATTTTGAGCCAGCATCTTAACTTTGTTCCCGCGCATCTCTGCCCCTATCCTCTTTAAGGCAGCATCGTTTAATAAATCAGGATCGTACTTTTTTAGTTTAGTTAGCTCAGACTCTATGTTTCTTTTATCCGTTTTAAAGAACTTCTTTGCAGCGTCTATCTCGTCCTGCCCAGGCGTAAACTTAGAGTCTTCAAACACACGGTAACGGCGCCGCAAGTAACCTCCGATGTTTTCTTCAATAACGTCTGTTATTTTACGTTGGGTTTTGGCGTCTATGTAATCAACGTCTTTAAGAAAGTTACTACTTAATACAGAATCAGTTAGCTCATCAACGTGGACGCGCATTCCTTTGACCTCTCCACGAATGGCTGTTGGCAAAAGTTGTAACAAACGTTCTTTCTCTTTTACTTTAATAGGATCAATAACTTTCCCTTTTTTAATGGGAGCCGTGATATATTCATTGATCGAGTTCATTAAGATCTTGCGTTCTTGAACTCCTTCATCCCCCGTTTTTTTGAGGATGCTATCCATACCTAGATTAAGTCTCTTTAAGGAACGTTCTGCACGTTTAAGATCTGGTTGCGTTCTGCTAGAAATTAAATTCTGTTGGTTGGCAACTTCTTCTGGAAGGAACGACCGGTAACGTAATCCTGCAAATGTTTCGGCTACTGCTTTTTCAACCCCCGACAACTCAGCAGAGGTTCCTCCCGCAAAGATGCGCCGCGCTTCTAGCTCATCTAACTTCTTCCCTGGTTTCTTTAATGCTTCTAAAGTTGCCTTGCCAGGAGCCGTGCCCATTGCAACTTTGCCGCCAGCACCAATGCCTTTTAAAACTCCGGTTGCAACTCCGCCAAATGCAACCGCTTCCGCGGCAACCTTTAACCGGTTGTTAAACCGACGAGCCGCTTCTTCTCTTCCGGTAAGTCCCATCGTTTGATCAGTCTGGGTGTATCCCCCATCGAAGAAGTCAGCCACAGTATTCATGCCGTTGTTTGTTACAACAGCGTCTACGGCCCCCGCCGCGGCTAGTTCTTTTGTCAATGAGCCAAATTTCTCAACATTAGTCATTGGGACTGCGGCCAGACCGCGCTGCGCCCTTGCTGCCTTTGCAGCCATATTCACAACTTTAGCGGCCCCCAAGCCGGGCACAACAAACTGTGTTACAAGTTCCGTACCTTTTCCAATAATTCCTGCGGGATCAAGCCCCAAGGAATCTCTAAGATCTTCAGCGATTTCGGTGACCGCGCTGGATGTATCCGTGTCAGCTATGGCATCAATGCCCATGCCGGCAAGCTCTCCGATACCTTGAACAATACCTATAGCCCCTGAACCAACTCCCTCAAAGAACTCTTGAAAACCACCTTCGTACTCTGGGTCTTCTTGTTCTTCCGCTTTATTATCTGGGAGATTAAGAAACGGATTGGAGCTAGCGTTTTCTGTAGGGAGATTAAGAAACGGGTTGGAGCTAGCGTTTTCTGTAGGGAGATTAAGAAACGGGTTCTCCGCCATTATGCAATACCTTCTGTAGACACACCGCGTCTTTTAAGTTCGTTTACAATAGCGTCTTTTTTACTAGGATCGTCTTTTATTGCATCTTGTGCTTGCGCTAGCAATCCTTCCGGTGTGTTTGCAAACCCACCGACACCGCCACCGCCACCGCCACCGCCACCGCCACCGTTTACTAACGCCATTTCATACGCTGTTTTCCCAGCCTGCTGTGCGTACTCTTCCGCAGTAGTAAAGCCCTCCGGAAGAGTAAAGTACATATCACGGGTTGCTTCCATCGCAAGTTGATAAGCACGACCTCTTGCCTCAGTTGGGCGCATAGACTTTCTGTAAAGAGAACTACCCGCAGTAGCAGGCGTCAACTCTGCCTTCAGTCTCAACAGGCGCTCTGTTTCAGCGTTAGCCAACGCAGTCTTCTGAGCATCAGCCTCAAGAGCCATCTGAGTTCCTTGCGCTTTGCCCATGGCTCTACCAAAGGCAGACGCGGCTCTCGGATCTTTGTCCGCGGCCATGCCAAAGAACGCCTCAGACTCTGCCATCTTGCCAAGATCACCCCTGATTTGTTTTACAATTTTAGGAATAGAATCCTTGGTGTTAATCTTACTCAGGTTAAGCCTACCTGCCATCTCATCAGCGGCGCCTTTGATGTTCCTAGCATCTGGGTCACCTCCAGCTATAGCAACCAGACCTTGCAACGTGGGTTTAGGCTTTACATCTGGATCATCAATGAGCCCAATGGCCTGAAGCACGGTCCCTGCTAAGTTACTAATGTCTATATCAGTCATGTTTCGATCTATCGCAGCGGCGCCACTTTCCATTGGTCCCATAGGAATGGGCTCCCCACCTTCCTGCATAGTCTTAACACCAGGGCGCATAGGATTAAGGCTAGGCGGGGGCACTGGGGCTTGAGCCATCTGTTGTGGAGGAGGAGCCATGGGCATTGGGGCGGGGGCCATTGGTTGCTGCATCGGCATCGGCATCGGCATAGGTGCGGGGG